GCCGCAGAATGGCCCAGAACCCCCACGAGTACTTGATTACTCAGCTCCAGTTCACCGGCGACGAGTCTGTTGGTTCCTCTTCCAACAAGATCAAGCTCAACTTCAACCACCCCGTTAAGGAGCTCATTTGGGTTGTCCAGCCCGATCAGAACGTTGACTACTGCTCGTCTTTGACTTGCGATGCTCTCTTGTTCAAGGTCCTTGGTGCCCAACCCTTCAACTACACTGATGCCATTGACGCCCTCCCCAACGCCGTCCATGCCTTCGGTGGACCCGCTGCCGTCGCTGCTGATTCCCGTGCCTTCATTGATGCTCGCGGTCTCTTCCAGGATGCCGGTGCCCTTGACTACATGCCCGATGCGGAGCATCCTGGTTTTACCGGATACTGGCACGGACCCTCCAACCCCTACAACGAGGCCAACCTCGGTGGAGGAAGTGTTCCGATCCCCACCGGAACCCCTGCTGACATTGCTGCCCTTCTCCAGAACGGTGGATCCCACTTGGATAACTCCGGTGTGTCTGATGCCGGCACATTCGTGCTCACTGAGACATCTTTGGACATGCACTGCTGGGGCCAGAACCCCGTCGTCACTGCTAAGCTCCAGCTTAACGGCCAGGATCGCTTCTCTGAGCGTGAAGGTTCTTACTTCTCTTGGGTCCAACCTTACCAGTCTCACACTCGTTCCCCCGATGAAGGTATTAACGTGTACTCCTTTGCCCTTCGCCCGGAAGAGCACCAACCCTCAGGCACGTGCAACTTCTCCCGTATTGACAATGCTACCCTTCAGCTTGTGCTCTCCAACGCCACAGTTGAGGGTACCAAGACTGCCAAAGTGCGTGTCTATGCCACCAACTATAACGTGTTGAGAATCATGTCCGGTATGGGTGGTCTTGCCTACTCCAATTAAATATTTTGTTACGATTTATCGTCTCAGAATGTTGTGTGTATTTTAATAATTAAATTAACGCTTATTAATTATTAAAGCAATATAGAATGAGCGTAGATATTGTAAACCTCATTGAAAGCAACCTAATTACAAAGTTAAATGGCAATTATCAGTCAAAATTAGTGGAGAAGATGCAAAATAAATTTAATAATTATGAACAACAAATATTTTTATCAAGTTTTTATTGTTATTTAAAGCACGACAATAAGAATGATTTTGTAATTGACCTTGATAACGTCTGGAATTGGTTAGGATTTAATCAAAAATATAACGCAAAATGTGCGCTAGAAAAAAATTTTACTATTAATAAAGATTATAAAATCATTTCTCCTGAACCTTGAGTAGCAAAGAATAAAACCAAAAGCGCTTGACAATAACATTTTATACAACAACTTCTTTTTTAGCCGAATTGGCAGTAAAATGAAGTGGATTTAGGTGCAACAAAAATTGCTTCTCTGTTGGGAGAAGCGGCTAGAGAACGCGTAGATACCATGGACCCGTCTACTATTATATAAAAAAATTGAAATGCTAATACTTACATTGTGCAATGTAAATCAACTCACCTTATACAATTTATACAATGAATCGTTCTCATGAGACTTACATGTTTAGATTCAAGCTTGCTTACACAATCAAAAGTAAAAATTATGCCGTTAAATCAGATATGTCTATTAAAAACTTTATTCGCGAGATTAGGCAACGAGCACCCATTGATTTTGAGTTAAATTGCGGCGAGGATATTGAGATTGTAGAAACCGGCCAATTTGACAATATTTGCGGCCGTGATGCCGAACTTGCGCCTGCGCTAGAAGAATCTGACCGCACGCTCGGCGATTTATACGCCAATAGATACCACTCTACATCATTTTATATTAGAAAAATTGGTACCTCGTAATATTATTTTGGATAATATAATAATATTAATTTATGTTTTCAGTAAATTGTATTTAACGCCTGTTGCGCTTGGTTTTTGTGTGCTTTATTCTTATTCGTGTTTTTTGTTTGCGTCCACCCATTCTGCGCCTAGTTTTTGCTCGTTTACTGCGCTTCATTGTCTTCCTTTTGCCCCTTTTAGACCGGGATGCTCGTTTTAACCCTCCTTTTGGAAGAGCCACGCCTTTTACAAGATCCCCCAATATAAAATTATCTGTTGACGCAAGCAATTTCCGAAACTTGGGGGAATCAAACACATCTGCGATGCTTGGTTCATTCTCCGGCGCAGCAATACTTTCCTCACTGGATGTAATCAGATCGCCCTCCTTTTTAACTAAAGGCTCTTCATATTGTAGCGGCTTGACCAAAGTCTCCTCAATAGTTTCCGCGCCGCCAAGACTCATCCTTTTTACTTCTGGTCTCGCAATAAACTTCGGTCCAGGCATTGTAGTCCCGGTATCCACGATGCATGTGCTAGCCGATATCTCGTCAATCAGCGCTGCCATATAATCCATTCTAAGTGTTAACCCACTAATGCCTACCGTATGTGCTTCGGGGTCGTACGGAAAGTCAGTAATATACCATGTTCGTATAAATGCCCTGTCCGTTTCGCGCGTGTCAAATTGGATTTTTTCTATCTGTCTCTCTCTTGCGGCTGGGTCGGCGGCTAGTTCTGGCCCTGAATAATCCGCGGAGTTTCTTGTGTCGCTCAGCATAAATTGAGTTGTTTCTCTCTGGGGAGGGATCTCTGCCAATCTCCAATCTCGCGGACGCCGAGTTGGAATAAAAACGGATTCATCGGGAGTAGCATGGAGTACTAGAGTATTATCTATCCCAACCGTTGTTCCGTGTCTAACCGCAGGAGTTACAGATGCCCTCATGGGCTTGTCTTTTGCGGTAACAATTGTCGGACCCTTTATAACAATATTGGGATCCTTTGAAATTATATATGTTAAGGTAAAAAACTTGGTTGGAATGGAAGGTGTTGCATCTTTATGAAAAAAATTTGCTTGTGCCTTATTTCTATTCGCATATATATCAATCCCAACCCTATATTCAAATGGTACATTATCCCGCAGATTTGATTGGATAAATAATTCCAAAAAGGCCTTGTATATGACAGCGTTTACAAGCTTGATAAACCCGGGGACATTTGCGGTTGCATCTTGAAACTCGCTCTTACTTATTGTAGGTTTACCGCCGCCCATTGATGCTATCGCATTTTGAATGCTATCAGTCTCATATATTTCCGCCGACATGTTTCCTCTGCCGTCGTACTTTAAATAAAAATACCCGAGTCCAATTAATCCATTGGTCTTGCCATCAAAAAAGATCTTGTTCAGCGCATTATATACATCAATGGTTAATCCATTAAGTGTCTCCATTAGCATATCTGGAGTTTGGTATCGTAATAAGTAAATGTGCGCCCACCCATCTGGCTGCGAATCAACCTTTACACACAAGCCGCGCATATCAAGTGGGTTTGTTGGCAATTCTGGTGGTGGGCGCGGTACCCCATCCGCCCATGCTGCGCCCATCTCTATGTCACCACTGGACGCAATTGAATCCTCAGACTCAGACCCCGATCTAGACCTTTGCTCTTCTCGTATTCTCTCTAAGTCGGCTTCAGTAAGTGGTGGTTCCTTCTCATTCCCCGACATATATAGTATATATATTATACATAAATAAAAATGCAACCCAAATAATTATTACTTTCATATACAGGATATATACAGAATATACATTTTTACTATAAACAAATGAAAAAAGATATGCGACAGGCCGCCGCAATATGATTGTCTTTTTCTAAAGAACGCCTGCTTATAATTTTGAAATAAAGGTGCGTCCACTCAAATTTTTACTCCTCCCTACTATACGGCGCAAACTCATCCTCTTCATCCGAGTCCTGGTTAACGTGGTTCCCATCATCATCCTCTACATCATCCTCAATTTCTACATATTTGTTGTCGCGCCAAATAACCTTGTGCGTATTAAACAACCGATTCATATTTATAATTTCCGGTTTCTCGGTTTCCGCGGTAAACAGCTTCATAATCTGCTCATCATCACGGAATCGCACTGTATATGTTTGCTGTATATTGTTTCTCCCAATTCGCCCCATTGCCTGAATAATCTTCTCTTGTGTAAGATTCAGGTCCTTACTCAAAAACCCATGACAGAACTGATAATTGGTGCCATAAATATAGTCACTTGACGCAATAATCATGTACAGCTTTTGCTCATCCGCAAGCCGCTTCATAATCTCCGTATACGTAATATTGTCATGATTAATAAACACACCAATACCCATTAACAATAGAATTTTCCACGCATTATCTACACCATTAAGCGCCATGATATCGCACACAGTTTGTTCGTCAATATTACTCGTAAATGCGCCGGCAGAGTCAATCCCAGCAGCCCATTTATCAAGATGCGTCTTCCTATTTGGAATAAACGTGTCATTCAAGCTCGCAGACCGAATCATTGACCTAAAGGCGTTGATCTGTTCAGTCAACTTTGAGAGTACACCCTTATTTTCATATTCGGCTGGAATATCCTTACTGAGCTTCTTGGGATCCTTATTTGATTTACTTCTGCCGGTTACCTTGTGTCCACCACTAAACCCAGAAACCTCATTCTTGACACGCTTGTCCGCATTTTCCTTGATAGTTTCTACTTCAGATTCTAACGCATGTAGTTTTTCATTGATAACATTATTGTAATCAATCTTCTTCATGATGTCGTCTAAAACGAGTGCTGGAATGTTTGCCTGTTGTACGCAAAACTTTGCGATTTTCTCAACGTCATTAGAGATGAAGATTGTAGGGCCGTCCGTTAAGCTATACGCGTCCTTTGTAGTAACATATACACCAGAGGTACCCGCTTGAGGCGCTACAACAGGCTTTGCACGCGGTATTTGTTCGCTCGCCAAGCGTGTAATTGGCTCTCCTGCGCGAGGTCCAGTTGTAGACCCCTGGGTTGGTCCAAAACTATGAGCCTTTGCTATCTTGTTCCCCTTGGCGTCTATGCCGGTATTCTCCAATATACGCGGGCATCTGGTATTCTTGAAATGGGCATATATTTGCGGCCACTTGTCCGGCATAATATTCTGAAGAAGTGTAATATAATACATTTTTATATTTTTCATGTTTATGTCGTCAAGCGTTTCAAAATGGCGCTCTAGCCGAGTCTTTGCGGTACCAAACCCGTTAGAGTTAACGTACGTGATAAATTCTACCACACCCTTCAAATCAAAGTAGCGCAGAAGTGTCATATATTCGCCGCAATGTTGCGCCACTTTTGTAGTTTTATCATACTCCTCGTGTAAATAATGTGGCAGCATAACAAGGCCGTCTTTATTGATTATAGGAATAGACTTTTTACAGTCGTGACTGACAATGTTGCATATCTCAGCCCCGCGAAATTTGCCCAGGAAATCAGGCAGTGTTTCCGTGAGGTCGCCGTGTTTTGGCAAGGTTGCGGATGACAGCACGACGTTGGGAATACAATTTTTCTTCCAGTTTTTCCGGATAGTCGCATGAAACTCGTGCTCTTCGTAGTCCAGTGTAATCGTGGGTTCATCCCAATACATGATAATGTCATTAGCCTTGAAGAACGCTAACATATAATACATGGCAGGCAAATATGACTTAATGTCGCAAATCATAATCTCTACCTCGCTGCCAATACTATTGTCAACCTTTCCAATCCCGCCAGTGCGTCTATTTATAGTGTACTCTTTTGCTGCGAAATAATGCAGACGAATGTCGTCGGCGCTTGCGCATCCAAACGCAAATGCCACTTTTTTGTTCACTGAAATGGCTGCCCTCGCAAGCGCTAGTCCCACATGTCTTGCCGCACAAACAAATATAATCCTCTTCTTCTCTGATAACGCAATAGGGGTGAGTGTTTTTCCAGTTCCAGTAGGCGCCATATATAACACCAATTTAGGGTTTGGACTCTTACACGCCGTAAATATTTCCTTCTGGTGTTCGTACAACAACAAATCGTTATATTTCAACAAATTTTCATTTTTCTCTATAAACTCTACACCGTTCTCAATGAGGGATAACAATGAGATGCTTGATTCTAACATTATTAGTACGCGACTTGCGAGCTCCTTAATGTGGCGGTTAACGTTGGAGACATTATTTCTAATTAATTTATACAGCGTAAAGTAGTGAAAGTGGAATAACTTGACGCGGCCTTCCTTTTTATTGAAAATTATATTTTCTATGTGACTTAAAAGCACAAATTCATATAGGTCATTCTTTTTTAACGAATTTTCATCAAACCGTTCCAGACGCATTTTTTGCCCCGAATTTAATTTCACATCCGCATCGCTTTTCATTGACTTGTAACCAGACCACAGAGCCCTCAATTCGGTTTCAACCTTGTCGCCGCGCTCGCGCAAATAATTGTTGTACAGATAATCCTCCATTTTCTCTGAATATTCTAGCTTTAAGAACGTAAAGATAGAATTTTTGTTATTGATCTTGATATTTACGTTGTGATATCCGGCAATAATCAGCTTTAAAATTTCTATTTCCTGCGGTGAAACGGGGACCTCAATGGATTCCCATTCAGACTTGTTGAGTTTACGTTGTTTCAAATCCATTTGTGATGCGATTACTATAATTTATCTCTGTGTCTTTAAGTTTATTTTAATTTCAATTTTTTTTAAAATTGAGTTGAAAGAATATAAATAAAATGAAAGTATTATGTATAATTGCCGGGATGTCTAACAACGCATACACGATTGTTTCTATTGAAGGGAATATTGGCTCGGGTAAGTCAACTCTGTTGGCAAAGTTGCGCGAGACATATTCCAATAATGTGAATGTTGTATTCTTGAAGGAGCCTGTTGACGAATGGGAAAAAATCACAGACGAAAACGGCGTAACAATTTTAGAAAAGTTTTATGCGGACCAGGAGAAATATTCATTTTCCTTCCAAATGATGGCATATGTTTCCAGACTAAAGGTCCTGCGAGATGCGCTTAAAAAAATCAGTAATTCGCAGACATCTCAGAGAACCATTTTGATAACGGAGAGAAGCTTGTATACGGACAAGTTGGTATTCGCAAAGATGCTCTACGATAGCGGCAAAATTGAACATGTAAATTATCAGATATATTTGAACTGGTTTGACACCTTTTCCGGGGAATTTCCGGTACACAAGGTAATTTACGTTAAGACTGATCCTGAAAAATGCTATGCGAGAATCGCCAAGCGCTCCAGAGACGGAGAAGGAAATATTCCATTGGATTACTTGGACAAATGCTCGCAGTATCACAATAACATGTTAGACTTATCCGCAAAAGAATGTGTCTGCAGCAATCAAATAATATTGGATGGCAATGTTGACATTTACAAGAATAAAGCACAATTAGACGACTGGGTTTATGATATAGGCTCGTTTATAGGTGTGTAAATTACAATACGAGATGAACCAAACTAAAAAGAAATACAGAAACACAGAAATACAGAAACAACCGAAAATATTACAACTAATCACCCCTCGGGCTAAGTCGCGCCCTTTTTTCTATAATTCCATTTTACATGTTCGCGCGCATATAATAATGTTTTTCAATATTATTATATAAAAACAACTAGATTATGTATTATAATGAGAGCGTCCCCTCTTCTTAATAACATTAAGAATTTAACATTGCCTGCTTGCGTTGACTGTATATACTTTAAAAAGGGGGACCAGCTAATTAATTCTACTATAAAACAGGCGCCCGAGTGTACAAAGTTTGGAGCCAAGGACTTGGTTTCTGGGGTAATTAAATATGAGTCCGCAAGACATTCTAGAGATATGAAGGTTTTGTGCGGAATGAACGCATTATACTTTGTTAAAAAGGACGATCTGGCTACGCAGGCAAAGATGTATACAGAAAATGTACACTAAAATATATAATATGTATAATGAAAATATAATAAACACTATTTAATATTTATTATATGGCATCCGTAATCAAAGACCAACCCGTACTCATCTGTCCGCACTGTAATGAATTTATAATAATTTCGCAATTAAATTGCGGAATATTTCGGCATGGCGTTTTTAAAAATACTGGCATACAAGTTAACCCGCACGCTTCAAAGGCCGAGTGTGATGATTATGCGAATCAGGGTCTAATATATGGCTGTGGCAAACCTTTTCGCATCACGCTAAACAATAATACTTTTGAAATAACTTGCTGCGAGTATATTTAGCGCGTAATTATGTCAAGTACAACAGGAAAATGGTCAGAATCGTATGTCCCACAATATTCTTTATATTCATGATAAATAAAAGTATCGCCGATATTTTTCCTTATCGCATCTGTAACCAAGATATGATCTATCATTGAATAGTCATTATTAGATGAGGTATTGCAGTTATTATCCGAATCCCACCAATCACTATATCTGTTTTTTTGCGGGATTGTTTCGGCAATATTGTAAAGCTGATATTTGCCAGCATGGTCGCCTTTATATCCCTTCAAGATGTCTAATACCATTGACGTGGGCTTATCGCCGTTTAAGTCGGATACTTCGGCATCAAAATCATTAAAGTCGCCGAGGATAATTATTTCATAATCTTTCTGAATATAATCCGCGATGACACTTTGTAAAACGGATGCCTGCGCCTCTCTCTGCGCACATCTTGATGACTCGGTCGGAATGGCTACCAGATGCGCCGCAATAAAAGCAATATTCATTCCATTGAATCCAAATTCCGTAATATAATGTTTGCTAACGCCCGATGAACTTGGCGGGCCAGTATATCCGCACTTTGACCCAGGAATAGGATAATTATACCGGTCCTCTGTTCTGTATAGGCTTTTTACCGGATCTACGCGAGTCAACATGCCAACATTCTGCCCAGTGCTGCTATCAGTGCCCTTTTTTAAGTAAGGCACATAGGACGCGCCAAGTTGAGCCTTTAATATGTTGAGCTCGTCGCACCCTTCTATCTCGCAAAAATTAATTATATCCGGGTTCACTGCCTGGATTCTTTTTACGACAGAACTCATGTGGGTCTGCGCCTCAGTCTGATTCTTCCAAGTGCATCCATCCCCTGGACAATTCATTTCACTATAGTAGTCAATAAATAGCCATTCCACATTATACTGAACAATACGTAGTTTGGTCTTATCACTGCGTCTATCCGAAATAGTGGTAACAGCAGGACATTCGGTGTCGGCAAATGCGACAGCTGAAAATAACGCAAGCAATAATAGCAGTGGGAGCATCCTCTTTATATTAGGTGACATAAAATATATTTAATATGTTTATTGTATGTCTTGTACGTTCTTCTATCTTGTAGCATATCTTGTATGTCATTTATTTTAAATAAAAATGAACTGAAATTGCGCGGTATTTAGTAGTTATAATAAAATGACAATGCTGCCACATATTAAATACGCGATTCAGGCGGAGCCTTCTAAACTCTGTTCCGTGATTGCGTTTAGAATGAACTTTGATGGATGTAGCAAGGGAAATCCCGGGATATGTGGAGCTGGAGCGGCCATCTATCACGAGAATGATGAAATTTGGGGCGGGAGCTTATTTGTGGGTATAAATGCGACAAACAATCGCGCCGAGTATTCCGGGCTTATATTAGGTCTACGCAAAGCACTAGAAATGAATATAAAGGAACTTCATGTTCAAGGCGATAGTCAGCTCGTTATTAATCAAATGACAGGGAAATATAAGTGTAATTCTCTAAACTTACTTGATCTGTATGACACCGCAAAGGCGTTAGAAAAAGGGTTCGCTAAGGTACACTATGAGCACATATTAAGAAATTTCAATAAGCGGGCGGATGAGTTATCTAATATTGCGGTAAAGGACTACACTCCAAATAAACCCGCCGCTTAATACTCTAATAACTGCATATTTAATGTTTGTCGGGGTTTGTACTTTAAAATATCTAACTCTTTTTGCGTTGTCGGGAATTCAGTTGTGCCATATATGTCCTGTAACATGAGCCATTCAAATAATCCACCCGTGTAAATATATACATTATAAAACCCCAATGAAACTAGCTGCTTATATTTGTCATATACCGTTTCATCGTTACAATTCCTACCATAAATGATTATTTTTACGTTCTTGTGATTTGTCTTAATAAAAGTGTTAATAAGTTCAGCCTCTTTATGAATGTTAACTGTATTCGGAAGTAGGCAACCTTGTTCTGACTCTTGTAAAGTATTAATTAATTTATTTGCTTCTGCGTTTTTTATTACATACTGAATATCTTCATAATTGATTTTTTGTATTGACTGAGAATTTCCCATACTATATCTTTTAACTAATTTTTTAAATATTATACCACGCATATATTTAAAAAATAAATTTACTGATAACATCATTGGTTAGCTAAACAAAAGTTTATCAACCGTGGTTCTCACGCACATGGTTAATGAAACTGGACGACAATCTCAACCTCCTCCTTCTTAATGCTTTTTATGGCAGAAATAGACAGCTCCTCTCTCTTCTTCCGGGTTTTGGCGTGTTCGGCGATAGTTTCCTTTCTCTTTGACGTGCTATTGCGACTATTCATGTCTTGCTCAATTGTATCGTAATTCTCTTCAATATATTCAATTACCTTATTTTCTATTGCCCACTTGAAGAAATTCAGCTGCCCAATGGTAGTTTCTATACACGTGCCATTTTTATACGGTACACTAATTCTATCCCACCGACAAAAGGGGTCAAATCGCTTTTTAGAATAGGCCTTCAACTTAAGTTTGTAATCAAAGTAAACCTTGAACCGAATCAGATGGCCGCTGGAATCTTCAATTGGGTAGAGAGTATAATATTTTTTGGCATAATTTGTAGCAAACCAATCTACGATTCGCAATGAAATTTTTGACTCACCTGTGATAATCTTTAGCATTCTACTAAGACGATTATCAGTTTTGTAAAACTCCAAAAGGTTATTTAGTAATAATTCGTTTTGCGTAGTATAATTTGCAACCGCACTCATTATGTAAAATGTTTGAATTTTATTTAAGTCGTTTGTGAAAAATACTATTTATTTCAGAAAATAAAAACTAATCATATTATATAAATGCGAGACTTTATAGCATCGTTTTTTGGCCCGCTTAGCAAGCAATCGTGTGTTTACTTTCTGATATTATCTATGCTCTTCTTCGCAGTTTTGGTCCTTACATTGTTTGCGGATCTTTACTTTATAATAATGAATTTCAAGACACTTAACTATAAGCACTTTCAGAATGGTACCTTAATTGGATTTAATCTATTTATCGCTTACTTCGTCAACCGATTAATGTACACCATGTGCGCAAAATCCCTTATCTAAGCGTGTTTTGCGGTTGCCCGATTCTCTCCTTGTGTCGTGTTTACTGGTTTTAAAAACTGATCTCGTATTGAGATGTCATTGACGTAACTACCTTCCCCTAAAAACGGATTGAAACCAATTTGCTGAATCATATCCCTTCCAGCAATCTTAGTGTCTAATTCCTCCCGTTTGTTTGAAGACTTAAACCCCGCCCCTGCGCCGGCCTGCGTTTGATTTAATATGTCCCACGTATTTTCATCATGGTTTAGTGCGGATGTATATGCGGCGGAGTCCATATCTTTGCTAAACTGTTTATTCTCTAATTCTTGGACATGTTTTAAACGCCGTGATCTTTCGTATGGTTCGCCTTTAGTCCATTTCCATTCCATCTTAATAATATACATAAATCGTATTTTATATTATTAACAATCTAACTTATTGCATTTGCTTTATAATATTTAGCTGTTTTGTAAATAAGAACTTTTCGTCTGTTCTTCGCCGCCGTTTTAAATTACAGTCTAGGCACGCCAGGTGGAAATTTGTGATATTGTGCCCTAGATCATTATTAATTCGGTCAACCGACCATTGGCGACTTTCTCTCGAAATGTCATATATAACATCCATTTCTCCTCGGCAGTAACGACACTTTAACTCGCATTCAACCATTTTAAGGATTACTGACTCCAGTGTTAAAAATTTCTGGTCGTCGTACCGCTTCTTTATCCGGTCTTGTTGTTTATATCCAGATATCTTTTTATTAATTTCTTGAATCGCAATCTTTGAAACGTCATCGTCGTTGTTGTGGCGAAACCCATTATTAAATATATTATTCACCATTTGCAGCTGATTTAAATATTCAAAGTTTTCATTTGAAAAACTCCACTTCTCGGACTGAACCCGCTTTTTTGCTATTTTTGTTGCGCAAGGTTCATTAGTTAAATTTTTAACTTGACGTTTGTTGTGCGTTCCTGCTATATTTATTATTTTTGAATTATCTTCCATATATGGTATCGTATATTATATATTTCGTCCCTAAACCGATATAAAAATTTCAAATAAATATATATTTTGCGAAAATAGGTTAAACTCAACTCTACATATTACTATATAAATACCATGGAAGAATTGCCCACCAACGGCGACGAATGTCACGAACTAAAAAATATTAAATATAAGACAATGCTATTAAATGGTGCGCCCACGAATGAAACGAAGTCCTCTAATGACATGTCAAATCTTGAAAAATTTCTTGAGGCGGAAAAGACGAATAATGGGAATGAGCCGTGGTGCAAATTAAACAAGACAAGTAAACTCAAAAAGTTAAGCGAGTATGTTGAAAACTATAGCAAGACTAATAGCTTTGACGAGGAGGAGGCGAAACACCTTATTGCGTTTTTAAAGGACAGCCTAGATAAGAAAAGGTTGTCGCGTGTTAAAGATGTTATTTACGACAAGGTCACTGGATTAATTAAAGACGTCCCGGCTCTTGCATATAACAAATCAACGCGCCATTTTACATTAAAAAACATTGATAAGCGAGTTTCTACATTAAAGTCTCTTGCGCCGAAAAAAGGGTCGGTAACACCCCGCGGCAAATCGGTATCATCAAGCAGCAAGGTATCTGACGAAAAATAGCGCTCCGGTTGTGGGCTTACGCGCGTGTATTGTGTTTAATATAATTGGCCAATTATATTAAAAACATTTAAACTACTATATATAGTAATATACCATCATGTTAATTTCCGAATTAGAAGATCTGTCTGATAGTATAGAATCGTTAATATTTGAAGACGAGCCAACAATATTTACTGATGAGCATGCGGTGGACTTTGTTGAAGCCGCACTACAATTAATGGGCGAATATGTGGAACTACATCCGCAGTCTATTTTTGATCCCGACTTTCACGAATCTCTATTAGAAGAAACTAAAGAGCTTTTATATATTCAACTGGAAGATCATATTAATGCGGACAGTGGTGATAGTATTGAAGACGATATGGATGATATTCTGGATGACGCCCTGACTATTTTTTTATCCACGTTTTACCCTGATAAATTACGCGCTATAAATACCGATGAAGAAATCTGCGACATTGAAAAGAAAATACAACGACTACGAGACACGCCACAGCCGGTTCAGCGAACCCCCGAGTGGTACCAGTTCCGCTGGAATTTAATTACGGCCAGTAATGCTTGGAAGGCATTTGAGACGCAGTCCAGTATTAATCAATTAATCTACGAAAAATGCCAGCCGCTAAAATCTGTCGACGATGATCAGGAGGAAGAAGTCAAAATGATTAATGTAAATTCGCCGCTTCATTGGGGGCAGAAATATGAGCCGGCAACTGTCATGGTCTATCAGCACAATTATAAGACAATTGTGGAGGATTTTGGATGCGTCCAACACCCGTGTTACTCTTTTGTAGGCGCATCCCCCGACGGCATTGTTGTTAATCATGACTCTGACCGATTTGGGCGAATGTTGGAAATTAAAAACGTTGTTAGTCGTGAGATCAACGGCATTCCAAAGAAGGAATATTGGACGCAAATGCAGCTTCAAATGGAAGTATGCGACCTGGATGATTGTGATTTCTTGGAAACAAAATTTACTGAATACCCGGACGAGGCGTCGTTTCAAGCAGACACAAAGCTGAACGATTGCGGAGAGCGAGAATTAATGCTATCGGCCGACAACAAAACAAAGGGTATCATTTTGTACTTCAATACGAAAGAAGGTGCGCCATTTTATAGTTATAAACCACTTGACATTGTCACCAGTGACGATATACACAAGTGGGAAGAAACTGAACTCGGCAAATACGAGTCGTCGCAATACAATTACACTTTTTTGAAATTCATCTACTGGAAACTGGAAGTGTTAAGTTGCGTTCTTGTATCTCGTGACCGTAATTGGTTTAAAAATAATATTCAACAGCTAGAGAAGGTGTGGAAGATTATTGAAGAAGAGAGAGTGACTGGCTACGCACATCGGGCGCCCAACAAAAAACAGCGAAAGGATCCGGCTAAACCGTTTGTTGATCAACCAACCCAGGGGTGTTTATTGTATTTTACCAAGGTCATCAAAGTAGATACGAGTGTTATATAGAAGCAACTTAGTAAAGGATATTCTGCATGTCAGTTCTAAATGGCATCATGTTTATCTGCGTATCAAAATACCCCACGCGCGTCCCATTGTCAGGATTCAGTGGCGGCAATGGTGTCACTATGTTACTACGCGGCTTATCATCGTGATACAATGCGCCGCACATGGACGCAGGCATGCACCTTCCTACATCCGGATTTTTTGGATACCGGATATTATTCGTTTCTTGATCATAAGAACCAACCTGGAATACCGGATAATCCATCCAAATATCATTTGCGGTGTCATTTGACAGTTGGTTCTTGCCAATTGGGGGGTACGTGTCCTGAACCAACACGCGGGTCTGTGCGCCCGGGACATCACCCATTGCGCCGGCTAAAGTATAATTGGAATATCCCTCCGGCATTCTTAGGGAAGAGACCCTTTTATACAAAAGGGGCAGAGCTATAGACAATACTAAAATAAGAAATAAGAATAGCGATTTGTGCATGTGTATATATATATTTTAGATAATTTATTTAGATAAGGTGTTTATCTAAATAAATTAGATAAGGGATTTGGATAAAGTATTTCGGCTGCGAATTTCTAAGATAAAGGATTTAAAACTATTGTATGTTTTTAATATAACAATAGCCATGGACAGTTCTTCTGAAATGAGAGTAACTAAGCGCGACGGAATATTACAGGATGTATCATTTGATAAAATTCTGGATCGGGTCAAAAAATTGGGACACGAAGCCGGCATAAGCATCAACTATTCTTCTCTCGTTATGAAGGTAATTGACCAATTATACGATAAGATTCCTACATCAAAGATAGACGAGTTGGCCGCAGAACAGTGTGCGTCTCTCTCTACAAATCATCCTGATTATGCTGTATTGGCCGCACGCATTAGCATTTCAAACCATCAAAAGAATACAAATCCGTCCTTTGTTGAGGTTGTCCATGATTTGTATAAATTTAAGAACATTCATGGGAAAACAAAGCCTCTCATTTCAGATGGATTGTATGTTTTTACCAACAAATTCGGCGAGCAAATTGAAGCCATGATTGATCACGATCGCGATTATTTAATAGACTATTTTGGATTCAAGACTCTTGAAAAGGCATATCTATTTAAAACGAACAATGTTGTAATTGAGCGACCGCAGCATATGTGGATGCGCGTTGCGATTGGAATTCACTGTGAATCCCCGTTTAGCAATGACGACGAATGTTTGGGGTTGGTCCGGGAGTCATATGACCTGATGTCTCAAAAATATTTTACTCATGCAACACCAACATTGTTTAATGCGGGGACCCCCAGACCACAGTTATCCAGTTGCTATTTAATTGCTATGGAGGATGACAGCATTGACGGCATTTACAACACACTTAAGGACTGCGCATCTATTTCTAAGTATTCCGGCGGAATCGGCCTTCACATTCATAATATTCGCGCAAAAGGGTCCTTTATTCAAGGAACAAATGGAAAAACAGATGGACTCGTCCCCATGCTCCGTGTGTTCAATAGTACAGCGCGTTATGTGAACCAGTCTGGGAAAAGAAACGGATCGTTCGCAATATACTTGGAACCGTGGCACACAGACATTCATGATTTTTTGGAGCTAAAGAAGAATCACGGTGACGAAGAATTGAAGGCGCGGGATCTCTTTTATGCCCTTTGGATTTCCGATCTTTTTATGGAACGCGTCAAGGATAGTGCAAAGTGGTCGTTATTTTGTCCGAATGAGTGCGCTGGGCTCTCTGACGTTTACGGTGACGCATTTAAGGAGTTATATATGAAATACGAGTGTGAAGGACTAGCGCGAAAAACCGTTAATGCGCGCGATTTATGGTTCCAAATTTTAGATGCGCAAATGGAGACGGGAACGCCCTATTTGCTGTTTAAGGATGCCGCAAATAAAAAGTCTAATCAGCAAAACCTTGGCACGATTAAGAGCTCCAATTTGTGTACAGAAATTATAGAATACTCGGATGAACATGAAACCGCGGTATGCAACCTGGCGTCTATTGCGCTTCCCTCATTTGTGGACCCCGTCACAAAACAGTTTGACTATGATAAATTACACGCAGTAACAAAGGTTGTTACCAATAATTTAAACCGCGTTATTGATATCAATTTTTATCCAACAACGAAGACCATGCGCAGCAATTTACGACATAGGCCAATCGGTATCGGGGTTCAGGGGCTTGCAGATGCGTTTGTTTTAATGGATATCCCGTTTCATTCAACTGATGCGATTCATGTCAACAAACTGATATTTGAGACAATTTATCACGGCGCCCTGGAAAAAAGCAATGAAATTTCTATTGCGCGCCGTTCGCATATTCTTCGCTTATTGGCTAATGACAATAATAGTAAGGCGGATTTAGTGAATTATTTGAATGAATATGATATTCAGTTACTATCTGCGGGCAATGACCACCGCATCGGAGCATACAGCTCATTTGAAGGATCGCCTACATCAAGAGGAATTCTTCAATTTGATGCGTGGAACGTATCCCCTACTGACCGATACGACTGGGCGGCCCTTAAACAGTCAATTGTGGAGAATGGAATTCGCAATTCTTTGCTTGTAGCTCCCATGCCAACCGCATCCACATCGCAGATTCTCGGGTACAATGAATGCTTTGAACCATTTACGAGCAACCTGTATTCGCGGAGAACACTGGCCGGTGAGTTTGTAGTCGTTAACAAATATTTAATGAAGGAGCTCATCGCGATGGGTCTTTGGAACGAGCAAGTTAAAAATAATATTATAGCCAATAAGGGGTCTATTCAACAGTTGACAGTTTTGCCCGAGCACATTAGAAACAAGTACAAGATTGTTTGGGAGATACCTATGAAACATCTGATTGACATGTCCGCAGATCGTGGCGCGTTTATCTGTCAAAGTCAGAGTCTGAATCTGTGGTTGGAAGACCCCACTTATAGTACGCTAACCAGTATGCATTTTTATTCGTGGAAAAAGGGCCTGAAAACCGGTATATACTACTTGCGAAGGAAGGCGAAACATCAGGCGCAACAATTTACAATTGAACCTGAGCTCAATGGATCACACAACAACGATACGCATAATAACGAGGGCGAAGAAATATGTGAAATGTGCTCTGCCTAAAATTTTATATCATATAAAAAATATTTACATGATACAAAATGACAACTATCTATATCTGCCATCTATATCTACGATGATGACTAAAGGGCATTACGCGCCCGAATTAATTCCTTGTATTTATTACACATCTGATTCAGATCTACCTTCCCCGTCATCATGACATAACATCTGAGAGTCACGAGAATATCTGTTAGCGAGTTGTGTAGATTATTTGGTATGGTCCAAAACAGTTTTTGGTGTAACTCAACTAACTTCGGAAATTTATTGTATTCTTTACCAAGCTTGGTCACAGCCTTAATGGCACACAAGTCTATGGATTCTTGTAGGGTGCAGTAAGTATTTTTATAGTTCGCGATCTGGTATAAATTATTTTTATTGGTGCTGACATCGGCTCCACTATTTGGCTCGGCATTATAAATCATTCGCAGTAATTCTACTATGACTAAATTTACATCAAATGAAATGTTATGTCCTACCAGCCTATCTGATGTTGCTAGGTCGCGAAAGAAATCCCGCAAAACTTGACTTAAACTGACGCCATCATTTTGCGACATTTGATCTGTAATCCCATGAATGGCCGTTGACTCTGCCGGTATATTTATCCCGGCACCCACCTTCACTATATTGTCTCCAACAACAACAATATCGTTTAATTCCGTATCGTAAATTAGATAACTAAATTGAACAATGTGTGGCCACAAATGCAGAGCATCCGGGTTAATAATTTTTGTCTTTGGTAAACCGGTGGCCTCCGTATCAAATACTAAAACTCGCATTTAATTAAATTAATTAACGGTAAGGGTTTAAGCCGTTGCATTGAAAGTATTTCTAGTATTTCTATATGCGTTTGTTTCAATTTTATTCCTAATTAGGTCTGGGTGTATTATGTATGTGACGGGATTAACAATTAAAATTCTCCTTTGAATATCCAATGACAGCGCATGCGATTCTTTTGCCAGCATTTCCGGTCTTTAAGCTTTCTGCGTTTCCTCCGTGCCCACAATCGTCCTTGTCCGCATGAATAATAAGGCCGCGGCCAAGAATATTGCACCTTGACCCTCTAAGTTTGATGGCGTTATCATAAAAACTATATATTGCCTCTCCTTTTGCGTTGGTACTCAAATTGCCTAAATCGCCAACATGTCTATCTTTCATTCCAGGGCAGCCGTGTGTTTTTCCATACGGATTGAAATGAGCACACATGCTGGTGCATTTATCGGTCAAATCTCCTGCCTCGTGGACATGAAATCCATGAAGGCTATTTGGCGCGAGTCCCTTTATACTTACATCAATTCTGACACGATTTGCGTCTAGGTCTTCAGTAAAGCGGACAGTTCCCTTAATGTTATCGTTATTAAATACCGCAATTGCGTAAACCGCGCTCACGTAAACCGGGGTTAAACCTTTCATGTTTGCCATGATATTTACTTACTTGTTATAAAATATTTTTTCTGTGGCGACTAAAGAAAAAATGGATT